TCACGAGTTGACCGCAACAGCCTAGCTACTTTACCTCCCATCCTTCACCCAGTTGGTCAAGCTCCCAACGATTGGGGACCAGGCAGATTGATCCCGTATCGCCGTAAGGGTGATCTGGACTTTGCTCCTACACCCCCACAACCTACTGGTTCCATTGAAATGGAAGACACCCTCCTTACCCTATCGGATAAGTTAGTAGGGCTAGACGAAGGTTCTCAAATCAGCCAAATACGGAAGCAGTTCTTGGTAGATAAGTTCCTTAGCCACACTGCTGAGGTAATTGGGATGGCTTACAAGTGCTTCCAACGCTTTGGACCAGACGAAGTGTTCTTCCGTGTAACTGGTGTTCCAGATGCTCAAGTCTTTGACAAGGGTAACCCTGACGAGAACTTTGACATCATGGTTAACTTTGACGTTCAGAACAATGACCCAGAGACTGTAGAAAAGAAACTACAGCAGTTCGTAGCATTGAATCAGTTGAACGCTAACAACCGTCTAAACGTAGATAGCCTACTAGATGTTGCTGCCGCTAGCATTGACCCAGTAATGGCTGATGCCGTCCTACAACCTGTCGAGACTGCACAGCAACAAGTGGTTGAACAGGTTACAGATGACTTGGCTAAAATCTTTGCTGGTATTGAAATGCCCGCTCGACCTGCTGGCGCACAAATTGCCCTTCAAGTTGTAGAGCAATACGGACAACAGCCAGATATTGCACAACGTCTACAGACCGACCAAGCGTTTGCCGCTAGGTTACAGAAGTATGTAGGTCAATACACGTTCCAGATGCAACAGGCTCAGAATGCACAGATCGGACGAGTAGGCACAGCCCCTGCTCAGATGGGTCAGATTAATACACAGGGCATCTAGTCTCTGTCTATTGACAAATAATCAGAATCTGTTTAACGTCACGCAATCCACGGAGATATAATGCAAATACAAGACGACATAAAAACACTTCATAACTACGAGGCGTTTGCTCGCTTCATGAAAATGATTCACGAACTACGTGAAGAAACTATTGCTGAGTTGCATGAGGCAACCAGTGACAACATACAACAGGTATCAGGTCGTATTATTACTTACGATCAAGTGCTACAATTAGTTAATTGGCAGGAGCTTTCTAGGAAGCATTCCGAGCGCATGTAACTACCTGTGTTATAATTCAAAAATCGCCATCGCTCGGCGTTAATGAGTGGACAAATTATGACAGAAGAAATAGCAACTGCTGACGCTGAGGCAGGTAAAATATCAGTGGACAAAACAAATATATCCGTCACGGATTTTGCTCAAAAGCGAATTGGTGATCTTACTCCTGAGACTGAACAGCCTCAAGAGCAGGAAGCCGAAGAAGTTGTTGAGCAGGAAACTGAAGAGGTTATTGAAGAATCGGTGGATACCGAGGAAGCAGAAGCCGCCGAGGAATCCCCAGAATCCGAAGATGTTCTTTCACAGTTAGACCTGGACGAAATGTCCGAGGACGATTTGCGCGAACTGGCTGATAAGCTTGGTAGCCGTGCTGTAGCTCGATTCGGAGAATTGACTGCAAAACGAAAGGCTGCAGAAGAAAAGCTTACTCAACTTGAGGCACGACTCAAAGAAAAACCTAACCCACTAGAAACGAAAAAGGTCGAGAACAACCCATATGGGAATCTTGATACTATCGAAAAGCTACAACAGAAAGCCACTGAGGTTGACCAAGTAGTAGAATGGGCTGAGGACTTGATCTTTGAAAGTGATGGCTATGGTGCAGATGATGTAGTAACAGAAGTTGAAGGTAAGGAGTGGACAAAGAAGGATGTGCGACAGGCTCTACTAAGAGCACGTAAGGCACAGAAGACTTTTCTACCTGACCAACTATCTAAGGTTCAGCTACGTGCGGAGGGCGAAGTGCTAACAAAGCAGTTTGACACCCAAGCGAAGCAAGAACTATCTTGGCTAGAAGGTGAGGACAACGACTTACGCAGACAGTTTGAAGCTACGGTAGGAGACGAACGATTCAAAAAACTAAAAAGTGTTCTGAAACGTGAATCACCTGACATCGCTGCCCAACTAGATTATTGGTTTGCCCATGCTACAAATAGCATACATGGCCGTAAACTAGTAGGGAGTACCAAGAAAGCTCCTACGTTAAATCCTCCACGAACAGGTAATCCAGTCTCTGCCCAATCCGAAAAGGGAATGGGAAGAACCGCCAAGGCTCTAAAAGAATTAGAAGCCAGGTTTAAAGAAACGGGTAATGCTAGAGACTTTGCTGCTCTTCGACGACTCAAAATGAGCAATCGCTCATAACACAATAACTCATTAAATAATCATTAAATACAATGTCATTCTCAAATACATTCGATACCACTAATTCAGGTTCGGGCGTTTCTAACCGCGAAGACTTGACCGATGTCTTGACTATCCTCGCTCCAGAAGAAACTCCTATCCTTTCATCTGCTAACAAAGAACGTGCATCCGCAACTAATGTTGAGTGGACTGTTGATAGCCTTTCGGCTCCACAGACTGCTGGCATAGCTGAAGGTGCTGACGTTACTGCATTCACTGACCAGTTCGCTGGCCGCGCTCGCCTAGGCAATCGTGTTCAAAAGTTCCGTCGTGACTATATGGTTTCCGACATGCAAGAAGCTGTCGATTCTGTTGGTCCTGCTAAGATTGCTCAGGCTGAAGCCAAAGCTATCCGCGAACTAAAACGCGACATCGAAGCTACACTTGCTGGTACGCAAGACTCCGCTGTTGAAGACGGTGCTGGTACTGCTAACGCCCTTCGTGGTCTTGGCGACTGGATCGACTCTGCCGGTCCTGCTGACGTTCCTTCTACATTCCGCACACCTGCTGCAAGCATCGTGGATGTAACTGACGACGTTTTCGCTGAATCAGAACTTAACGGTCTTATCTCCTCTATCTTCAAGGTAACTGGAACAAGCGACAATCTTATGCTTGTTGCTGACACTGCTCTTCGCACCGACATCAGCGACTTCGCTCGCATCGGTGGTGTAAGTGGTGACTCGGTTCGTTCGGTCAACTACGACGGTAACAGCGGTAGCATCAAGCTATCTGTTGATCTCTATCAGTCCGATCACGGCATCGTTTCTGTTGTCAACGCTAACCCTGATTGCATGCCCACACAAGCTGGTCAAGCAGGAATGTCTGGTTATGTTGTAAACCCAGAATACTACGGTGTTCACGAGCTTATCCCAATGGGAAGCACTCGCCTACCTAATCTTGGTGGTGGTGAGCGTGGTTTCGTTGATTGCGCCCTAACACTTGGTGTATACCATCCTGGTGCTCACGGTAAGATCACAGCATCTGCTTAACCCTTAACTAAAGGAGATATAACAATATGGCACAACTAACTGTAAATGAAGCTGGAACATCTGGCTACACACACGTCATCTCACTATCATTTGATGACTTAGCAAAAATCAAACTAGGTACTAATCCATTCAATGGAGAAACACTAGGCACAGCAGGTCAACTTCCAGTTGCATCCATCCCAGCGGGTGGTGCGGTTGAGTTGGCTGGTGTTCTTGAATCAACTGCACTTGCTGGTGCTACTGACATCACTCTTGATGTTGGCACAACAGCTGGTGACCCAGATGAGTTCATTGACGCTCTTGATGTTGACGGTATGTCTGCACCAGTTTTCAATACTGGAGATGGTTTCACTGGAGGCCAATCTCAAGCTATTGGTTACCAAGCGGCAACTTCAATTCTTGCTGAAGTAAACGGAACAACTGCTAGCTTAACTGCTGGTAACGTTGTTATCGGATTACGCATCATCGATCTCGGATCGTTCGCGTAAATTAAAATCTGGTTGGGGGGCGCAAGCCCCCCGCCTTTTTAATATGGATATAATCATTCCTAATCTAAAACGATACTCCGATGGCGAAATTGATCGCGCCTTTATGAAGGAGATCACGAACGGATTCAAGTTAGAAAAACAAACAGAACACAAAAGAGTAAATCAAGCTCGAAGAGAAGCAAAAGAGCTAAAGGGTACTACGCACCCTACGCTTGGAAAACCAGTTGCTACAATACCGGCAAGGGAGTTTTTTAGACTCACAAAGAAGTATGGTCACGAAACCGTGCATTCAAAAGAATTTTTAAAGTATTACAATAAGAAGTTCCCTGAACTAAGCCCAAATAAAATATAATGCAGACCAGAACCTACGGCGACCTATTTAAGATAACATCAGCTCTAATAGGAACTGGTGGTCAACTTGATGTAACTGAACAGGATCAGTTAAGTCACTTCATTAACCGTAGGTTCCAACAGGCGTTTGACGAAAGTCCAGTATGGCCTAGGTATCTAGTTAGCTCAGAAGCCCGTGATATCATTTCTTTAAACATTAGCGGTCTAGGGGCAGGAAGTGGATCGGACTCCTCATCTGTTGTAAATGGAAATTACATTTTACTTGGACAAGAAAACGGAAGCAACGGAGGATTTGCTGGAACTAATATCTATTATAATCCTGCTCACGGGAGTAGAAGTAATAGTCAAGTTGTTGGTACTGCAGTTATATATAAAAGAGCAAGTACAAGTAGATGGGAAATTGAAACTTCTTGTAATATTGCTATAAATGCAGATGGCACGATTGATGTCCAAGCAGGCACAGGTACAACAGTTTTAGTTGAAGCTGATTCTGTAAAAAAAGACAACCCGTCCGAGGTTATTACTTGGACTTTAACAACTGCCCTGTTGTCTGGCACTCCACTGGTTGTAGATACACAACTCATTCCCTATGCCCAGACAGGTAAGGATACTATTGGTGACTTCAACCGCATTCACCGCAAAAGAGCATTTCAAAACAACTCCTCTATGGAGTATGATTTCTTTGTGGATTTCAATGGTGCTAACATTTTAAACATTGCTAACTCTACTGACAATGAAGCATTCGTCTCCTACAAGAAGCAGTTCACACCCTTTACCGTCACCTCGGATTACTATAATTCAGTAGTAGAAGTTCCAGGTGAGTTCTTTAATTACATTGCTCACGCTGTGTATGCTGACTTCCTGCGGGTTCAGAACCGACAGGAGCAAGCCCTAGCCGAAGAGCAGGTGGCTCAGACCTACCTAGCC